CAGTAACCTGGAAGTGGATGCTGCGGATGAGATCACGTATGACGATCTTCTGCGTATGTCCATTGACCTGGACAACAACCGCACACCGAAGCAAACCAAAGTCATTACCGGTACACGTATGGTCGATACCAAGACCGTTGCGGGCGGCCGCGTTATGTACGTTGGTTCTGAGCTTCAGCCGCTGATCGAAGGCATGGTAGACCTACACGGTAACCCTGCCTTTATTCCGGTTCACAAGTACGGTGCAGGCGGCACGATCCTGAACGGCGAGATTGGCTCCGTTGGGTACTTCCGCATTGTGGTGGTTCCGGAAATGATGAAGTGGGAAGGTGCCGGCGCTGACGCAACGGCAAACACCACACATTACAAGACCGGTACCAAGTTCGATGTGTTCCCCATGCTGGTTGTGGGCGATGGCGCCTTCTCCACGATTGGTTTCCAGACCGATGGCAAGACTGTGAAGTTCAAGATCACTCACAAGAAGCCGGGTGAGGAAACAGCAGACCGTACCGACCCTTATGGTGAGACAGGTTTCATGTCCATCAAGTGGTACTACGGCTTCCTGCTTGAGCGTGCTGAGCGTATCGCTGTAGCGAAGACTGCCGCACCTCTGTAACCCAGAGGCTAGGTAACCGGTAGAGGGGTGGGCAACCGCCCCTCTATTCATGACCGATCGGAGAGTAATGATGAGTGAAGACACCGTAGTGCAATCCAATCTGGAAGCCCTGAAGGCCCGTGCTGATGTCCTGGGTCTGTCCTACCATCCCAGTATTGGTGAAGCCAAGCTCCAGGAAAAAGTGAACGAAGCCCTGGCTGAGAAGCCGGCTGCCAATGACGCTGTATCCGGCGCGGCCAGTGTGGGTGCCGACTCTGAACACTCTGATGCCAAGGCGTCAGCGAATGAGACTGACACCCAGAAGCGTCAGCGTAAGCAGAAAGAAGCGTCTGAGTTGATCCGGGTACAAGTGACCTCTATGGATCCGAACAAGCGTGAATACGACGGTGAGATCTTCTGTGCGGGTAACCGCGTGATTGGTACTTTCAAGAAGTATGTCCCGTTCGATGTTGAGTACCACGTACCGCGTGTGATCTACAACATGATCAAAGGAAAGATGTGCCAGGTGTTCGTGACCAAGCGTGACGACAAGGGCCGGCAGATCCGGGAAGGCAAACTGATCAAGGCCTACAACGTGACGGTACTGGATCCACTGACGCAGACCGAACTGGATGACCTGGCTCAGCGTCAAGCCATGTCCCGCGGCACCTCCGCGGCGTAATCCACGAAACAGGCAATGAGGGAAGACCATGGCAGCAATTATATTAGCCGACCTGACCACCGGTAACGTAGACGGCACTGGCGTCTTCGACAAGTTGATGGCTGCAACAGAGGCCCACCTTGAACGAGAGTATTCCAAGAGCCGGATCAAAGGCGGGGAGTATGCCACGGTCTACCTCGGCGCTATGCAGTCGGTGATGACACAGTCCCTGCAATTTCTGTTGCAGGAACAGAAAACCGATCTGGAAGCCCAGCTCTTACAGGAACAGCTCGTCTCTGAAAACTTGAGGCAAACGAATCTGCAAACCGAGAACACGGTACTGCTGGCGCAGGAGTGCAAACTCCGTGCTGAGTATGACCTGATCATGGAACAGAAGCTCAAGACCATCTCCGAGACGGCGTTGCTGAACCAGAAGAAGGTAACGGAACAGGCCCAGGTATCGGGTGTGGGCGTAGACGCGGATTCCGTCATCGGCAAGCAGAAGGTGCTGTACACCAACCAGGCAAATGGGTTCAAACGCGATGCGGAACAGAAAGCCGCCAAGTTGTTTGCTGATACCTGGAACGTGGCCCAGACCACGACCGGTAACATTGACCCAGCCCCCTACGGGTTGTCTCCAGCACAGGTAAAGACGGCGGTGGACACGATGCTTGCAGGCGTCAACCCACCGGTGGTCTGACACGTGCAGTAAACCCTGGAGAGTATAAGGAGCCTGATGGCTCCTTTTTTATATGAGGCAGTTATGAGCGTATTCGGCACCAGTAAGAAAACCTACGTCAGTACATCCGTGTCTCGCTTGGTCAGCGACGACCAGATTCCGGATCCCACAAAAAAGGCCATGATCGAGGCCGTTCTAAAAAACCAGAACATTGCCGACAGTATTCTGGATGAGAATCTGAACAGCTCCGTGTTCAAGTTTGAACGTATGTACCGCTACGCTGAGCGCGGCGAGTATTTCTACGGTTTGCCCAGCGCCCGGGAAAGCAGTGAACCAACGGTCATACCGGTGGTTGCCAGTGTGCTGGAGTCCTTGGAGGGTCAGGCAGTCACGGTTGATTACGCAAAGCTGGACGAAGCCCTGCCCAAGCACTATGGCTATCAGGTTCTGTACGACGACTACGGGTATGACCGTATCCAGGGTGAGATCGCAGTGCTCTCACAACAAAAGGGTACGCCGGTCTACCTGAAGAACATGCTGTCGTATGTGCCGGTGACCTCGGAAGCCGATATTGATTTTTCCATTCTGCAATTAGAAGACGACATCCTGCCTGTCGAGTATGGAAACCGAACCGATGCTCAACAGGATCAGGCGGTGTACGAAGCCTTGAAGGGCATCAAACGCGTCACCACCACGAACGACTTCATTTATGACTTTACAGTGGGTGCCCAACTCCGGGTAGAGGTCTTTTACATCTGGGACGTTGCCGGAGAAACCCAGCAGGACTCGTTCACGGTGATCCTGCCAGACAGTACCGATGACGCCCCCAAACTGTTTTACCAGGTGGGTTACTTCGTAGGCCCAGGTCACTATGGGTACTGGACGTACCCGTATGGTTCAGGACTTCACCCAACTCTGGATACCTTTGCAGATGTTCAGTACAGCAAAGAAGGGACGTATTTCCCCTTTGCCATCTTCAGGCGGCAGTTTACCAACAGAACCGCCAGTGCCCTTGAAGAGACGGAGGAGTTCAAAACCACCAAACGGTTACTGGCTCATATTGACCTGGATTTCCAGGGCCTGGGTGAGAGTATCCATGAAAACCCGGATATAGCCGATGTGCCTCAAGCCGCGTTGGTTATGGCTGTGCCTATGAATACGACAAATCAGATAGAGAGTCGCTATCTGTTTGATTACTTTGATCGGTTACAGGCCGCAAATACGCGCCCCCAGGTGAGCTTAAACGCTGACACTAATGCAACGGCCAACAACGCCATTACCTGGTCGGATGCGGATTTCAGTCTGACCTTGTCGTATCACGATGTGTACAAGAGAGCGGTGAGTGAATCGTTTGGGAAGCCGGGCGATTACACGGTGGGTGTAACAGACCATAGCTACACGTACACGGTAGACGTAGAAGACAGGGACGGTACAACCACAGAAACGCGCACGGCGTATTACAAGAAGTATCATATTAAAAAGCAACTGACAGCCGGGTTGTGTCAGGTGATTACCGTGGTGAACCCCGTTGCTAAATACGACATTGATTCCAGCCGATCGTATGAGAGTACACAAGACAATTCGATCCTCCTGATACCTCTGGATTACTTAATTACTCGACGGTATAAAATATCAGAACGGACGGAGCTGTATCACCGGTCGCTGCATCTGGTATTTAACGCCAAAGTGGTTGTTAAACTTAAATGGTATCAGTCCGGATTCTTCAAATTTATTTTGCTGGTGGTTGCTGTTGTTCTTATGTTCATACCCGGAGGACAATTTGCAGGGCAAGTTATGTTTGTCTGGGGACTCGGGCTTACGTATTTGGCCGTTGCCATGGTACTTGTGTATGTGGCCGTCATGGTTGCCGTGTCTTATGCGTTCAAGCTGCTTGTAAAAGAAATTGGCGCGGAAGCTGCCATGATTATCGCAACCGTCTTGATTGCGTATGGTGGCTATAAGGCCTTCAGCGGGGCTATGCCTGCGGCGCAGACGTACACGGCGCTGGCTTCCAACTTGATGGACGCCAGTACCTATGTGATGGAACAGGATATGAAAGCCATTACAGACGAGATGGAGGAACTGTCTGCCCTTAAAACCAAACAGGAGCTTGAATTAGAAAAGGCCATGGCGTTATTGGATAAGAATGATTTCCTGGATCCTTTCGCGTTTATTGGTCAACAACCTATATATATAGCGGGTGAATCACCCACTGAACTGTATACCCGAACCATTCACATGGGGAACCCTGCGGATTTATCTTATAAGTCGATTGAGCATTACGTAGATATATCCCTTACACTACCGGATATTAACGCGACACTAGAGAGAAGCTGATTATGCCACTTGACGACCTGTTAAATAAGTATGGACCTAGTACCTCTACTACACCTGCTGCACCTGTTAATACCGGTGGTGGTTGGAACTGGTTTGATCAAACAAACGATAAGGGGATCAAAACACAAGGCGTAGCCGGTCTTGGCTTGGGTGCAGCACAGGGCCTATTTAATGGCTGGATGGGTATGAAACAGCTCGGTGTGGCCGAAGACGAACTTAAAGAGAACAAACGCCAATTCAATATGAACTGGGGGGCTCAGAAGAAGACGGTGAACAACCAACTGCACAATGACCAGCAGTTCCGTAATTCGGTGAACCCGAACTCGCAGCCGGTTGGGCAGTACATGAACAAATGGGGGATTGAATAATGGCTAGACCCATCACCTGGCAGACCATTAATGGACGCTCCAACGAAGGGGCTGCCCGGATGCTGGAAGGCGCCTCCGATTCCATGGATTCGGGCTTTGACATCTTCAATAAGCTCATCGCCGGTACCGAGCAGGTACAAACCGACAACCGTAATACGACGATCAAGAACAACACCCTGGATGCCCGGAGCTTTCTGGCAGGCATTACCGACCCAGAGGAGATGGCACGTGTGCAGGCCTCTGGTGAGTTCCGTGACAGGGTTGCCGGTTACGGTGGCATGGTTGACCAGGAGGCTCTGCAAGGGGCTGCTGATGAGCGCCTGACAGGCTTGCGTGACATGCAGACCACCAACCGGGCCTACGACGACAGTGAGACACGTTTTGGTAACCGGGATGTCCGGGATTCCATGCAGGCCGATCTGGCAGCCGGCCGCTTGAGTGCCTTTGATCAGAAGCTGGTGAGTAACCCAGGCCTGTTGGATCAGGGTGAGCTGGCTCAGCAACGCGCTGCTGCTGCGGCCCGTATCAAGCAGGAAGGGCAATCTGACGAGCAGTATGAGCGTAACACCGAGACCTACAACCAGGGCCAGGACGACCGGGCAAAAACAAAGGCCGAAGAAGCCGCCGTGGATATGGGTACAAAGAGACTCAACGAGATTGTGGCCAAGGCCGATACTGCGTCAGACGCCAGAGCCCAGACCCAGGCATGGCTGCAATCTGAAGAAGCCGCAGGCATTCCCCCACAACAGCGGAACCGGTTACAGGCAGACGCTGAACCCCTGTACATACAGAACAATGATTTTACTCAAAACCAGTCGAACCAGCTTGAAGAGGTTAAGGCTACCCAACAGGCCAGGGCTCAAGAAGTCATTGCCCAACAGGAACTGGAACAGCAGCGGATTGTGGAAGACAACCCGGTTGATCCGCAGTTGGCGTTCACAAGTGAAGACCGCGTTGACATCACACAGGCCAAGAAATACGCCGAAGAGCAGGTGGATGATTACTGGACGAAAGGCAACATCGACAGTGCTATGAAGCTGGTTAAAGACAGTCGGAACATCTCCGACAGGGACGCTGTGCCCTGGGGCAACCTGATCAAAATGGCGGTAGACGGTGCCAAAGAGCGTGATGTATTTGGCGATGATTACGACCTGGATTCAGAGCCTATGAACCAGGAATTGATGGACGTTTACGATCGGTGGGTCGAGACCACACAGAACAAAAAGAATGTTCGTGAGGGTGAAGACGCTTTGTTGGGTGTCCGGAAGACACAGACTGATCAGGTCAGCTACGAAGTTAAGAAGATGCGGGAGGCTTTGAAAGCCGCCAACAAAAATGCACGTTCTTTGAAAGGTGGTAAGTAATGGCGGATCGTCGGTCGATTGTTGATGAACTTCTGGGACGTAATGAACCTACTAAAGAGCAGCAGGTAGAACGTGCGTCTATCTTCAAGAAGCAGGCGCTGGCCAAGAGATCAGCCGCCAACGATCCTGTTGAAGTGAACCAACCATCGCCGATTGATCCGTACAAACAGGATCCGGCTGCACGGTATAACTCGCTGGAAGAATTTCGTGCCAACGAGGGCCCTGCGGACATAAACACCATTCGCCGGTTTAACGACCAGGAGAACGCAGGCCTCCGAGACCGTGCCCGGGCAGGGCAGCGTGAACAGGCGCGCGTCGATGATAAAGCCTGGATGGACACGACGGAGCAGGGCAGTGTTGGTGGTAATGCCAAACAGATTGGCTCGGCACTGGCACAAGGGTCTGCAAGACTGTCCGGTGAAGTGTCTGGTTTGCCTTTCAATATGGCCGGTACCCAGTCCATGGTACGGGTGGATGATAAAGCCCGGGAGATCTATGGACGTCTGAAGCAGAACGAATTGAAACGTGGAGCCATTGCCCAGAAGCGTAACCAGATCGCGGCTGATGGTATCCGGGGCAAGTTGAGTCCAGAAGACGTACAGAACGGTCTGGCTTTGATGGCGGGTGTAGAGCAGTCCATTGAGTCGATCAGTGACGAAGACAGTGCGTATCTGGATCAGGCCGGAAAAGCGGTAACCAGCGATCTCAGAAACGGAGGCTCGAACTATTACAAAGACCGTTCCAACCGTGAGTTGATGGACGACGCCTTTGATAACTTCGACACCGCTGAAGGGCTGAATGCGTTCTTTAATAAGAACGAGTTTATCGACGGTCTGATGAACCCGGTCAACGCCAAAGGTCTGAGTAAGGATCTGGGGGCCAGCTACGACAAGCACACAGGCACATTCAAAGACGCCAAAGCAGCCTATGAAAAGGGTGACACCACCGACGCCGTTATTACCGGGGCCAAAGGTCTGGTCAGTCTGATTGGTGACCAGATCGGGGATCTGATCAGTAACCCACAGGCCGTGGCGGAACACCTGGCCCAGACAGCGCCGGAACTGGCACTGGGTATGGGCGGTGGTGGCCTCAGTAAAGCGTTGTTAGGTACCACCAACCTGTCGTATGGCATGGATCTGTACCGCAAATCCCTCGCCGAGTTTGAGAAGCGCGAAGGGCGTATAGCAAACCAGAGCGAATCCAGTCAGATGCTGGTGGTCAACCTGTCAGCCGCGGTCGCGGATTACGCTATGGACAGCCGGCTGGTCGCACCTTTCCTGAAAGGCAAGGCGGGCCAAGTAGCCGCGGAAGTCACCAAGGCTCAGGCAGTCACAGGCACACTTAAAGGGGTTCTCAAGAGAACCGGCAGTGCCGCAGGCACCGGTGCGGGTGAATACATCACTGAGGGTTACCAGAGTGCTGTGGAAGAAGGTCTGGGCAGTCTGACTACAGACATCGACGGTAAGAACGTGGCCGAGGGTGCAGCCATTGGTCTGGGTGCCAGTTCACCGATGGGTGTGACCGGTGAACTGGTTGACGCCAAGCGGGATGCTAAGGTCAAGATCCAGAAACAACAGGCCGAGAAGCAGAAGCAACAGCAGAAGGTCAACAAGTCCGTTGGGGATATGATCGCGGAAGGCAACATTGAAAAAGTCCTGGATGACGATGTGCTTGCGACTCAGGACGTTGAAGCGGCCGGTAAAGCCATATTGCAAGTTGCCGGTCATACAGGTGATCGGATTGCCAAAGATAAAGTAGACACCGCCCGGGGAATGCTGGATCGCCTGGATCAGCGTGCCGACAGTGACATCAAGGATCTCAAGGCGGTCAACGAACGCTTCTCCAAAAAGAACAAGGATAAGTTTACCGGGTTGTTGCAAGGCAAGAAGGAAGCCCTGCAAGACTACAAGCTCGATGGTAACAAAGACGCTGTTGAGCGGGTAACCGGTGAAATCGCCACTATTGAAAATGAGTTGAAGAAGATCAACGCAGATGACCGGGGTAAAGCCAAAGCACGGGACGCACGGATCGCCCGTCTGGGGGACATGCAGCGCAAGATCGCTGAGACCCAGAAGCTGGCCACGGCCAATGTGACCAATACGCCTGACGCGGGTAAGCGCCTGGTGGTACTGGACGATGCAACCGCAACCCCGGAAGCCCGCAGTACAGCGGCTAAAGAAATGGTCACCCTGGCCATGGACAACCCGGACATGCTGGACATTGATACGGCCAAGCGTCTGGCTGATGATCCGACCCTGGACATTCCTGAGAACCAGAGAAGCTACCTACGGGCCCTGTCCGCGCGTAAGCAGGTTGATACGAACCTCAAGGGCTACAACGAGGTGCGTCAGGATGTCTTTACCGGGGACACGAAGAACGGCTTCCGCAGCTTGCCTGAGTACCGGACGATGTTCTCCCGGGCCATGAAGACCAATAACCCGGAGCGTGCCGGTGTCCTGATGGATCAACTGGGTAAGTTCCAGACATCCCATGAGCGTAAGGCCGAAGCCCTGCGTAAAGCCGTGAGCCAAGCCAAAGAGACTGGCAAACAGGTACAGGTCGTCGCCCAGAAGCTCGATGACGGGACGGTGTCCTGGGAAATTAACGATGGACGCAAACTCAAAGACGCTGATCTGACCAAGAACGGTGGCCTGAACATCAATGCCAAGCTGGGCAAGATGGCTGACACCCTTGCCAGTATCAAACTGGAAGGTCAGGCCATTACCGCGACTCAGGCAGAACTGCAAGCCATGCAGACACTGTCGCTGGGTGAGTCGCCTGTAGCCCCCGTCACCGAACAACCGGAGGTTGTTGCAACCCCTGAAGACACTGCATCCCCTGTTGTTACTGAGGAGCCTAGTAGTGGCCAGACTGAAGCCGCGCAAACCCTACCAGAAACAGCAGAGCAAGCGACGCCAGCAACAACTGAGTCTGCACCAACCGAGCAGGCAAGTATTGATACGTACACCGACGCCGATCGTCTGGCTGTTGAAGTCAACGAAGCCGGGGTAGACAGTGATCCGGTGGCTGAGCCAGAGAACGAACCCACCTCTGAGGCTGCTCCGGTAGACGACCGTACTACGGCGTCTGTGGAATCAGTCCTGGATGTGGATCGTACTGACGCAGAGCCGGTGGAAGGTCAGCTTCCGCTTGAACGGTTCCAGAGTGAGAACCTCAAACAGGCCTACATCAAGACGAAGAAAGGGTTGCCCCTGACCTCGGTGAAGAACTACTTGTCCAATGTCCTGGCCCAGGCGGTGAACAGCCCGGAAAGTCTGGGGGATAAGCTCAGTACCGATCCAACCGTCAAAGTGGCCCAGCAGAAGTTACTGGCTCGGTTTGTTGAAGAGGCTCAGCGGTGGAACGGTCTGATGGATGGCCTGATGCAACAGGACACCAACGCCAAGTTCCAGTACACCAACATGCTCAACTACTACACCGATGGGAACGGTAACCTGGAAGAGAACATCAAGACGGCAATCAGTGCGGCCCTGTTCTCGTTTGTGCAGGACAACGGTAACGATCTGTGGACGAACACGGACGATGCCATGAAGGCAATCCTGAACATGGACAGTGCAGAGTCACTGGGGATCAACGAACGTAATCTGGTTCAGAACATCGGTACCCGGGAAGACAATGTGATTGCCGATCTGGGTATCCGGATCACGCAGGCACTGGGGCAGTCGGCGTATAAAGACGCGCCGGCCAATCACATGACGCAAGTAGAAGGGGCGTTTGGTGCCCTTGCCCTGGCGGTCATGCTGGAGGCTGGGGCAGATACCCAGACTCAGGCCCTGGTTCAACGTAATGGTTTGCAGGACGCGGCATTTGGTCTGGACAAGCGCCAGATCCAGACTGTGAAAGGCAACCCGGCCAAGGGTATCAAGCCAGTGTACAAGCAGGCTTACCCCACCCAGTGGTTTGTCCGCAGCAACAAGGTGTTTGATAAAAAGACAGGAGAGTGGGTCAAGAACCCGTACCTGATGGAGCTGTTGGACGTCAGTAAAGGCACTCAGGGCTTCCTGAACGGCCTGTTCAGCATCGAAGCCACCACGGCAGACGTTGTGGATACAGCCCCAACTGAGGCACCGCAGACCACCAAGCGGACGAAGCAGAAGACCTCGAACGAGCAGCGGGAGATTCTGACCGCGGCCCAGAAGCAGGAACACTTCCCGCGGACAGACATGCTGGAGCCGGAAACCGGCCTGATGCACAAACTGGGCCGGGACTTCCTGTTACGCATGGAAGGCCACCAGGAGATTGATCTGGAGACGACTCAGGTGAACCTGGTCGAAGCCCAGCGGGGTAAGAACAACAGTGCTGAGCGTACCGTAGACGGTCTGTTCACCTTTGGTGAAAGCCGGGAAGGTCGTATGGCTCAACCGTTCTTCTTCAAGCGGTTTGTGGCCAAGCAGCAGCGGGTGCATCTGGATTCCAGAGTGTTCAACCCACAGGAGAACAAACTGCACCGGATCAACTTCACCCAGACTGGGTGGGAGATGACGGTACCGGTGGACTTCAGTGGTGAGACTGGCTTCCTGTTCAAGCACACCGTGGGCGAGGCCATGGGCTACAAAGTCGGTAACATGACCCCGGATCAGGTGCTGACCACGTTTGATGTGATCCAGGCAGACCCCAAGGTGATCTCAGCCCTGGAAGTGCTGGCTGACGTTGATGCCTCAAATAAGGCCATGACCGTACAGCAAGAAGCCGATCTGATGGCGGCACTGAAAGAAAAGTCCTGGAGCCTGGATGCCTTATGGCACCTGCACCAGTGGAACAAGGCCCTGGACACTAACCAGACCACGTTTGTATCCACCTTGCACGCAGAGGGCGATGGTCGATCAAACGGCGCTATGTTCACACTGGCACAGACCGGAACACTGTCTACCGACGTCGGTGCGGCGGGTGGCTTCTTTACCAAAGAACAGGGGTATGTGGAGTCGTCAGACTGGGCCAGTGAAGCGGGCAATCTCGATCCCTACGAAACCATGGGCTACAGCGTTGATGCGAAGATGGCCAATGCCGCCCAACACAGCGAAGAAACCCGCCAGATGAACGCATTGGTTCATAACCTGCTGGGTGACTTTGTGGCAGACGGTGAAGTAACCCCGTCCGGCCGTAATGCGTTCAAGTATCCGTATCTGCGACTGATGTTTGGTGCCGGTAAGAAACGCTCAGCCAGCACCATGGGCGAAGTGATGATCGAGAAGATGTACGAGAAAGTACAGAAGCTCATGAAAACCAGCCCCAACGACGCCGAGATTGGCGAACAGATTGGTACCTTGTACGACACGCTGAACTACTTCCTGGGTAAAGGGCAGCAGATAACGGCTAAGCACACCTATGACGGCGCGCGTCGGTTTACGTTGACCGAAGGCCAGGCCAAACAGTTGGTGAAAAAGTTCACCGAGCTGGTCGGCCCGCACATTGAGGAAACCATTGATGAACAGTACCAGGACACACTGGATCGTCGGGAGTCCCTGAACGGTGCAGCGAACCTGTCGTTCAAGTTGTACAAGCTGGTCTACGACTTTGAGAAAGCCAGAATGCTTGCGTCGGTTAAACCGGCGACCCGGGAGCTGGTTGACAAGAAAGGGAATAAGACGGGAGAAGTCGAGGTACTACAGGACTTGACCAAAGCCCAGGAAGCAGACCTTCAGAAGCGGCTCAAGGCTGTGGCACCCTTGGTGCATACGGCTATGTCCAAAGGTGGGGATCTGGATGCTGGTTTGAAAATGGCCAAGACCAGAACCGTCTCTGGTGCTAATAAAGATGCGGCCCACAGTGGCCGGGTACGCCTGAACCATACCATCAAGATGTCGTCGGCGGATCTGAACAAGGATCTGATCTCACCACACGCTGCTCCAGACCCGACGGTGGTTAAAGCGATTGATTACTCATCCAACACCAAAGAGGAAGTGGAGCCGGGTGTAGCCATGGTGGTCAGTCTGATCCACTCGATGGACAGTGCGGTCATTTCCCGGGTGTACAAGATGTTCAATGTCTTGAACGTCCACGATGCGGCGATTGGTTCACCGGAGCAGTTGGTGAAAGTGATCCAGAAGATGAACCAGGAAACGGTAAACGCGCTGATTGACTGGTCACTGTCTGAAGAACTGATGCAGGCCATGTTCCGCACCATGGAAGGCTTTGACGATTACGTAGCCAACCTGCCGGCAGCGGATCGACAGACCCTGGATAACTCGCTTCAGGAACTGATGAAGACGTACCAGAAAAAAGACGCGCCTATGCCTACCCGTGACGGGTTGGCCGGCCAGTACCTGAAAGACGCCGAAGCGGCTGACAGAGATGCCATGCTCTGGCTCAAGCATATCACGCAGGTCAGCCAGTACGGGTACCCGGGATCGTCGTATGCAATGTCGGACACAGACTACGCCAAGATTGAGGCGCGTCTGGGTACCACCATTGCCCAACGCATTGAGGCACGCTCAGCCAAGCGTAAAGCGAAGAACCCGGGCAAAGCTGCGGCCGTGTTACGGGAGTTCCTGGAAGACGCTGAGCAGAAGTTTGAGAACAAGATCCTCAAAGAAAACACGGTGTCTGAACCGGGTAAGCACTACGTCCGCAACCTGCGCCTGGTGAACAAGATCTATGTCCAGACGGGTTCACTGGATCAGGCCCTGGGCCGTGTGTTCAAAGGTGATGAAAACAAATCCGAACGCGATGCCATGCGGGACGTGTTGCTCAAGCGTCTGGGACACAGTAACACCCGCCAGAAGAGTCTGACTCATGCACCGGCCGGCCGTGTACTGGGCATGCTGCAAGCGGCTTCACAGAGCCCGTATATTGACGCGGCCCTGAAGCCGGTTCTACAGGCGGTTCACAACAACCTGATGACACTGGGTTCTGAGGCCAAAGTGGCTGAGACACCCATGGACAAGGTCATGGATACCGCGCTCTGGTTGGGTACCCAGAACGAGAAGCAGTTCAACGACGTCAAAGACCTGTTGACCCGGATGTACAACGGCTACCAGCAAACCCCATGGGGCACGCTGTCCGGACGTAACAAGCCGGTGACCAATGAACAGGCGCCCTTGCTTGAGGCCTTGCAGGCTAAGCCGCGTATGACGGTACGGGAGCTGATCCCAGCCATGCGTCGGGCGTTGTCTGCTATGCCCAAGGATGACAAGCAACGGGCGGTACTCGGCCAGGTACTGGCTCGGGTACTGGAGCAGGGCAATCTGGATGTGGAAGTTCAGTATGTGACTCAGGAAACACCGATCTCGTTGGCACCGGAGATGCAGAACCCGGGACGTATCCGGGGCATGTGGCACCGGGATGCCGGCGGTAAAGAGACCATCTTTATCAAGGGCCCGGATTTCCTGGAGTCCAATGTGACTGTGGAATTGCTGGCTCACGAACTGTTGCACTCGCTGCTACGGGATACGGTCGCGGCTGAGCTGCACGCCAAGCGGGCCAACCCCAAGCATAACGATCCGGCTGTTTCTCCGCATGTCAGTGAGCTGATGGCACTGCGTAAGCAGGCGGCTGAGCTGATCAAAGGCGATCCGGCACTGGAACTGAAGTACCTGAACGCGGTTGAGAACCTCGATGAGCTGATGAGCTGGGGCATGACCAACAAAGGCTTCCAGGAAGACGTCCTGAACCAGATTGAAATGAAGTCCCGCAACAGCAAGCGGGGTGTGGTCACAGGTTTGAAAGCCTTCATTGAGGCGATCACCGGTCTGTTTACCCGTGGCAAGCCGACCGCAGGCCTGGTCTCGGGCGTAGAGATCCTGGTCAGCAATACCGCCGCCTTGATGGAAGCGAGTAAAGCAGCAGAAACCCGGGTGATTACTGAAACCCTGGCTCAGGCGTCCCCTGATCCTGTTCAGGAGGTAGAGGGCTACACAACCGAGCAAGTCTATAACTCACTGGAAGGAACGGATACAGGCCGTCCCAGGAACGTGCTGGATAAGATTGTCGAGACCTTGCACGGGCCAGGTGGTGGCGTGAAAGCCTTTGTGGATAACCACACAGCACTGTCACCGGAAGATGCGTACCTGGAAGCACTGGCGTCAGACCAGATGCCGTTTGTGACCAAGGCCACCGCAGCCGGTCTGGGACTGACCGATAAAGAGTTGTTTGTACTGGAGCAAGCCGAGGCCAGTCTGCAAGCGGCGGCGGATCCACGGACTTCGGCCTACCGGGAACTGGTGAAACTGTTCCAGGCGGCACGCGCCCAGGTAACCCCGGAGATGCTGTTTGCCGGTGACTGGAGTAAGGCTACCCGGGCCGAGAAAGAGAAGGCCCAAAACACGCACGCCTTTATCTTCGACATTCAGAAAACCAGTGAAGCCAGCAAATCGGATCACCTGACCCGGTTTGGGGCGTTGGCGTTGGTATACTCCCCGCTGATTGCGGCCATGGACTTTGACGCTACCCCGGACAACGAGGCGGTGAGCGACAAGCTGGGCGACCGTATCCAGAGTCTGTTCAACAAGGGGATGCAGCAGTTCTCGGATTACGCCAACGGTACCCGGGCCAGCCAGAGTGCCCAGGAACGGATGGACACGGTACTGATCAAACTGGTTCAGACCGAGAAGCGCCGTAAGGTGTCGATCGCCAAGGACAAGATCTCGTTGATTGATGAGCTGGAAGAGGCCAACCAGCAAGCCGGTGGTAAGCTCAGAGGCGCGATTGCCAAGGCGTCACGGTCGAAAACAGTACAAGACTCCAAGAGTTCGACGGTGCGTTTGACCGGTAAGATTGTGGAGATGACCGCAGAAGACCGGTTGCACGAGTTTCTGGACGAGGCAGAGTTGTTCCGCAGTACGACCTTTCGGGCACGGGAAGACTTTGCAACCAGTATGGTGAACGAAGTACGTGGGCCGGCCGAGGACACCAAACCGTTACTGGATCTGTTGAACGAGTACGGCAACCAGCAGCGGGAGAAGATGACCCGGATCGGTAACACCAAGCAACACCTGATGGACATGTTCGGGGATGCCGCGAAGTCGTTCAGCAAAACCGACAAGCAGAGCCTGACCAAGGTGCTGCTGAAGACAGACATCACTGTTCTGCTGGATCGCTACGGTATTGATGAGGTGACCCAACTGGTCAATGACGATCCCAAGGTTCGTCGTAAGATCCGTGAGGTAGAGTCTGAGCTGCGTAAAGTCACCAAGGCTGAGGATTACAACTACTACGTAAACCAGGCCGAAGCACTGGGACTGCACATAGCCGTCGGTGGGGCGCACTCACCCTGGTTGCAGTTCAACGCCACGCAGATTGCTCAGCAGGCGGGTATGCCCAACGCCCGTAAAGTGACTCAGGCACAGATTACCAAGGTGCTGCCGTTGATTGACCAACTGGCCAGCTTGCACGCGCTGTCCAATACCGCCAGTGAGTCGCGGAGACTGGCCGGTGACATCCTGACAGACCAACTCGCCCGAGGGGATCAGAACGGGGCGGTGTTCATGATCAATGTGCATAAGGATCAAAAGAAGCAGGCCCTGGCCAGTAACTTTGAAAACGATCCAGCCCTGATGATGAAAGGCTTTATCAAGGAAATCTACGACCCCAAGCGGGAAGTGGAAACCGCCGTTAAGGACAGTGATCGGGCCAAGCGGTTTGAGAAAATGGGGTATGTGCGTCAGAACGAGCCCCTGAAAAAAGATGTCAGTGATCCTGACAAGGCGTCAGACGAATACCTGTACGTCCTGAAAGACGGTGGGTTACCGACCTGGGTGACGGGCGCAATCAGTTATGCCGGTATGCGGGCCAAGGGTAATACGGTTCACGGCGGACGTTACAGTGTGTCTATGGATGAAACCCTGCGGATGAACGAACGCGCCAACCAGCAGATCCTGGTGGATCGCCAGTCGCTCATCCACATGCTGTACCAGCCCAATGCCCTACAGGCGTTCAAGAACCAGACGTTTATGGCACCGGTTACCAACCAGCGAGGCGAAGCAACCAACTGGCGGTACCTGATGACTGAGCAACACAAAGACGATCTGATGAACCGGGACACCACGTTTGATAACGTGATGGGCGCTATGGACGGCGCCATCTATGAAAAGATGACCGCCGCGGTGCAGAACGAGAAAGTCATGCAGGCACTGAAAGATCAGTACGATACCGACGATAGCCGCAACTCGGTGCGTTACATTGCCTTTGGGCCGGACGCCGCGGATAAGGACATCCGGGAAATGTACGACCTGCTGCCTAACAGTACCAAGATGGCCATGCGTAAGATCTGGGGTTCAGATCAGGTCATGGTTCGTAACGACACCCTGAACATGGTGTTCGGGTACCGTCAGTACAGCCTGGCCGAGATTGCCAACAAAGACGCCGAAGCCCGCAACTACGTTGAAAAGCTCATTGGCTATTTGATGGAGAAAGTCTTTGGGGAAGGTGCAGCCAAGCGTATCCAGAAGTACCAGGACATCTGGGAAGGCATGGTTCGGGAGCGTAAAGACTTCTACGTGATCAAGAACCTGTGGACTCTGGTGGGTAACGAGCTGAGTAACGCCAGTATCCTGTTGTGGGAAGGGATCACGCCGAAGAGACTTCTGGAAGACAAGAAAGTGGCGATTGATGGACTACTTCGCTACGACAAAGACTACAAGGAAAAAATGCGTCTGGAACGGTTGCAGCGGGTCGGGAGTTACACCGGCACCGCCAAGCAACTGGAACAGAAGATCCGGGAGCTGGATCATGCGATCAACACTAACCCGGTCAAGCATCTGATCGACGGGGGCCAGTTCCAGACCATCATGGAAGATCTGGATAACGAAGACGATCAGTTCTCTTACAAGTCACGCCTGACGGAATGGGTCGATGACAAAACCAAGAAAGTACCCAAGGGTATGATGACCGTAGGGCGTTGGGCCTATATGACTCACGACACCCAGTTGTACAGATTGCTCCATAAGAGTACGCAGATGAGTGACTTCACTTCCCGGTACTCGCTGTATCAGCACTTGACGACCCGTAAGCTCAATCCGTTGAGTGATGCCGACGCCATGTTCAAGATCAAGGAGACGTTCATCAACTACGATGTGGCGACCCACAAAGGTCTGGATTTCATGAACAAGGTGGGCCTGGTGATGTTCACCAAGTATTACCTGCGGGCACAGCGGATTCTACTGGGGCTGTACAAAGACAAGCCAGTACGGGCGTTGCTGATGATCCTGTTCTCCCAGTTCTTTGAGAGCGTGACCACGGTGCAGGACTCTGGTGCCTTGGGACGCATTGGTAACAACCCGTTCGATACCGGGGCCATTGGAATGCCCGGTGCCATTAAGGAAAGTATTGTGATGCAGGCGATACTCAGCCCGTTCAATTAAAGGAGAAAACAGTAAACAGACAAAAGCCCTCATGACGAGGGCTTTTGTTTATTCACAATCCGTGTTTCTGCTGTAATGCCCAGTATTCCATAGACCATCGGATAACATAGGAATGTAGGACGCGACAATTTTCGGTCATATCACGATCACTGTTTTCTATTTCAGCTTTTTTAAGGCGTTCATATTCCAAGAAACGGTCTGAATCAATAGCATCTGACATAGCTATGCCTGAAATAACTGCATTCAATTCGTCAGTGGAGTACATCGGTACAAGTTCACGTTCTGCACAAAGGCGGCTGTGGGCCAGAACACTGGCCATTTCGTTGAGCTTTTTAATGGGTATAGGGGATTCGGCCAGGGCCGGTGTTGTGACCAACATCAGTCCGAGAAGACTGATCCGTAAAGCATGGGTCAACATAAGGTTGTCCTGTGGTGGGGTGAAAAACCCCAGGGTGGTTGTACCCCGGGGTTTCAGTTTGTGCGTTACTCGTCTTTCTTGTTTCGGGCGGATTCCCACAACAGGTAATAAACCAGTGTGAAAATACCCGCCACCGCAAGAAGGACGGTCACTATAGCGGACACCACGGAGAACACAAATCCTCCGAACAGTGCCAGACCGGTGACCAGTGCCGCAACAAACGCCAGCCCAAGTGCTTTTAGAAAGGCCATACAGCCTCCTATCAGCCGAATAGGCTCTTACTGCTTGGTGCGGTTTCGGTCTTTGTGGGTGCTTCCACAGCGTCATTGGCTGAGGCTTCTTGCGTGTCCGGTGTGAAAGGAGGCTCAGTCGTGGCTGGCTCAGGTTCCGTGGCTTCCGGCTCTGCCTTGACAACCGCTTTGGGCTTGGCCCGTGGCTTGGTTTGGGGTGCTTCTACTTCTGGAACCGCTTCTGCGACGGGCTCAGGTGTCTCAGCCACCGGTGCGACCGAGACTTCGGAGACCTGAACGTCGGCTGACAGGGCGAAGCCGCCTCTACGAGAGACGGCAAAGTTGATGGCGCGTACCGGTGTCGTGATGCCTTTGGAGGCTACGTAGTCACGGATGGCCTGTTCGATGTCGTCCTGGTTAATACTGAGTTTCATTTCCATGGGTGTTTCCTTATTGGTTTAGTGTTATGCCACTTGGGCAATGGATTGGTGATACTTGTGGAGGCCGTAGAGCCCGATGAACAGGGCATCTGCAATGGCCTGGCCCTTGGCCTTCTTATCCAGAATACGCAGGTCAGGGAAGAGCTGAGTGGCCTTGGATCGAGCAATGTCCTTGTCAGTCCCCAACAGGTTGGTGTGTTTCTTCCAGGCCTGTGGGGTGACCAGGGTCAGGGGAATGCTCTGGCCAACGATGATGCCCTGAACGATCCCCGCCGAATGCCCAAACGAGAAGGCCCGTGAGGCCCCGTCGGTTGGCATACTGTGGACGTTCTCCACGTAGGCATGGGACAGTCCGGGCCAATCACGGAGCCAGGCAGCAATGGCGGCACCGTTGACACGGTTCTTACTGCCGATCTTTATGCTGGGCATAAAGAGGTGATCGACGTACTTACCCTGTTCATTGATGATGACCATGGAGCCTGTTAGCCCCGGATCGACGGCCAGAAAGCCTTTGCTCATGAGAGTTTACTCTTGCCCGGGCTCCCCGGACTGACGGTTCCCGGTGGGATTTCCAGATAGCCTTCTTCAAAGACGGCCTTGGGCGACCAGGAATGGTGCTCATCCTGGGTACCCCGGTTGTAAATCACATGGTAGCCGTTGGCCAGGGGATCCATGCTGCCGACATCCCGCATCTTTTTGATGCTGGTTGTGAAGGCACCAAAGGTCATGGGCTCGGCATGGACTTGCTTGATGCACTGGTAGAACTTGAGGCGATTACTCATTGAACATCCACTCCTTGAGGGCGCTTTTGGCATCCTGTCTGGAGAGATCGAACTCAAACTCCAGCGTAGGTGCCGCACCCATCATATTCATGGTTCCGGTATCACGAAGCTCTTCCAGAAATTTTTCCATTTCATCGGTCAGAATACGACGTTCGCTCATGAGATGGGTGGCTCCTCGTTCAGTTGCATGAACAGCCGGTAGCCTTCCAGTCCCCAGAGCTTTTCAGCGGCCTGGTTTGTGGCATTACGTCTGGCAATGTCTTCGCCCATGGCTGCATCGAAGTTGTCCACTGACACACAGGCACTGTGACCAGACGTGAGGTAAAACCGCCCGTCCAGATACGCGTGACAGAAGGTACTGGTCGTACCCATCGGCTGCTCAAACTGGTAGAACACACGGTTTTTCAGAGCCTGGATGTGGGCAACGGTGATCCGGGGAGCGGTCAGACCTCTCTCCTGGATCTGGTCTTCAATCGCTTGGTCGTTTGACATAACACTCTCTTTAACGATAAATGTCAGGGGCCGGCACGCGGCCCCCGGAGGGGCCTGTGCTTAGCTGAACAGGCTGGACTTGGGCTTGGCACCACCGGCTGCAGCAGCCTTGGGAGCGCCCTGAGACGCACCGTTGGCATCGTTGGCTGCCGCAACCCGGTTACGGGTCTGGCCAGTCCACTTCTTGTCCCAGGTGTTGTAGAACGCAGGTTCTTCAGCACTGGCACGTACCTCAGCGGTCGTGAGCTTGTCACGCTCACGGAAGATCTTGTCGATCTCGTTGACTTCACGGGACTCACCGGTTGGCTGGTAAGAGCCGTCGTCCGCCTTCTGGCGCTTGTCAACGACCTGCTTCTGCAGACCCACGATGATGCGCTGGCCAACCAGATCGGTAACCATATCC